CGAGGCCGACCAGGTCATTTCGCCGGTCGGCTACCTGACCGAGAACGACGTTGACGGCGTGCGGTTCGACGAGGACGGCAACGTCACCGACTACTGGGTTGCGAGGTCTCACCCCGGATCGCTGCTGCCGGGATTCACGCTGGACGGCCAGTGGATCGACTCGGATTACGTCTGCCACTGGTATCACGCCACCCGACCAGGCCAGCACCGCGGTGTGCCGGAGATCGCCCCGTCGCTGGAGCTGTTCGCCCTTCTGCGGCGTTACACGCTCGCGGTCGTGACGGCCGCCGAGACGGCCGCCAGTTTCGCCGCGATCTTGAAGACGACCATGCCGGCCGACGGGTCCGGTGCCGCGAGTCTGTCCACCCTCGAGACGATGCCGATCGTCCGCGGGATGGCGATCGCCGCCCCCGACGGGTGGGAGCCGGTCCAAATGCGAGCCGAGCACCCGACCTCGTCGCACGACGCATTTGTGCGTCGGATGCTCAACGAGATCGCAAGAAGTTTGGATATGCCGTACATCGTCGCCGCGATGGATTCGTCTACCGCGAACTACTCGTCGATGCGTGGCGACTACCTCGTGTATCGCAAGCGGATCGCCGTCGAGCGGTCGGACATGGAACGGGTGTTTCTCGACCCGCTTCTGATGTCGTGGCTCGACGAGGCCGTGACCGCCGGCATCCTCCCGCGTGGTCTGCCGCCGTTCGCCACATGGAACTGGACGTGGACGTGGGACGGGTTTGAACACGTCGACCCGCTCAAGGAAGCCGACGCCGATGCCGCAATGATCGGCAGCAACATGGCGAGCCTCGCCGAAGTCTGTGCCAAGCGTGGCCGCGACTGGCGGATCGTGCTGCGGCAGCGGGCGATTGAGAAGTCGATGGAGCGTGAGCTTGGCGTTGACGCCCAACCGGCGGCGATGGCCGCCGAGGACGACGAGGACGGCATCGAGGCCGCCGACGGCTACCGGCCCCCGCAAGCCGCTCGTGACGCGGCCCGCCGCGGTCTTGAGTTGCGACGCGAGTACGGGCGTGGTGGCACGGCGATCGGCGTGGCTCGTGCCCGTGACATTGCCAACGGCCGATCCCTATCGCTCGACACGATCGGGCGGATGGTGAGTTACTTCGCACGCCACGAGGTTGATAAGCAAGGCCAAGGGTGGTCGGAGGGCGAGGACGGCTACCCGTCGGCCGGCAAGATTGCGTGGCTGTTGTGGGGCGGTGACGCCGGCCGTTCGTGGGCCGAGGGTGTCTACAAGCGAGAAACCGAGGACGCCAACGCATGAGCAATCGCATCGAACTATCCGCGGCCCTCAACGTGCAAGCGGCCGACGAGGACGCTGTGCCGACGTTTGAGTTGGTGGCCTACACCGGGGCGTCGATCCGCCAGGGCTGGTCGAGAAACCCGCTGGTGGTGGATCTCGCACACATGGACGCTTCGCGTCCGATCCCGATTCTGTACGCCCACGGCAAGGAGATGCCTCTCCTCGACTCGGTGATCGGCAAGAGCCTGGAAGCCACGAACGACGGCAACCAGCTCATGCTCCGCGGGGAACTGATCCGCGGGACGCCAGCGGCCGACAAGCTCATCGCTCTTGCGAAGGCCGGGGTGCCGCTGCAAGCGAGCATCGGAGCCGACGTTGGCTCAATCGAAAACATTGCCGCGGGAGCGGTCGTGACCGTCAACGGTCGCGAGTTCCCCGGCCCCATCAGCGTTGCTCGTGGAGCGGTCCTCCGTGAAACGAGCGTGGTCCTGTTCGGTGCGGACAGTGCAACGTCCGCGGCTATCGCCGCCGAGGCGAATGAGGTTTCCACTATGAGCGAGCAGCTCAACGAGAAGCCCGTCGAGGCCGCCGTGCCAACGACGGAAGCCACGGCGATTGTCGCCGCGGACCAGAAGGTGATTGCCGGCAACGACGGTGCCAACACCGTTGACGCCGAGGCCGTCGCCAACATCGTGCTGGAACGGCTCCGTGCCGACCGGCTCGCCGAGGTGCGTGCCGAGCGGCCCAAGGCTCCGGCTGCCCACGTCGTGGACGCTTCGGCGGCTCACGACCCGCGGGTGATCGAAGCGGCTCTCTGCCTCAACGGCGGACTCGGCAACGTCGAGAAGGTCTTCGACCAGAAGACCCTCGAGGCGGCTGACCGTCGGCGTGGCAGCACGTCGCTGCAGGAGGTGCTCGTCGAGGCCGCCCGTGCCAACGGGTATCACGGCCCCGCCCGCATCTCGGCCGGCAACATCCGCGAGGTTCTTGCGAGTGGTTTCGCCACTCACTCGATCTCCAACGTGCTCGCCGCGACCTACGGCAAGTTTCTTCTCCAGGGCTACACCGCTGTCGAATCAGCGTGGGACCAGATCGCGTCGATCCGTTCGGTCAGTGACTACAAGACGGTCACTGGCGTGCGGCTCAACGGCGGTTTCGATTTTGAAGATGTTGGACCTTCCGGCGAACTGAAGTCGGCCGACGCTTCGGACGAGACGCGGACGATCAAGGCCAAGCTGACAGGCCGTATGAGTTCCATAACGATGGTCGATGTCGTGAACGACGACCTCGGTGCTCTTACTCAGGTTCCGGCCCGTCTTGGCCGCGGTGCCGCGGTGAAGCTCAACAAGGATTTCTGGACGGAGTTTCAGTCCAGCAACTCGTCGTTCTATCGGGCCGAGACCGCGGCTGCCGGCAACGCCCTGCAGATTTCGTCCCTGCGGACGGCGGTGGCTTCCTACCGGAAGCTCACCGACCCGGACGGCAACCCGCTCGGCATCACGCCGCAGCTCTTGCTCGTCCCGCCGGAGCTGGAGATGACGGCCGAGGAGCTGATGGGCTCGTCGGTGCTCATCACCGGAGAGAACGCGACTCGCGGAAATGTGAACGTGTTCGCTGGTCGGTTCCGCGTGGTCTCCAGTGCGTACCTCACCAGCGGTACGACCTGGTGGCTCATGGCGAACCCGGCCGAACTGCCGGCGATGGAAGTCGCCTTCCTCAACGGCCAGCGGCTGCCGACGGTGCAGCAGGCCGAGGCGGACTTCAACATGCTCGGCATCCAGGTTCGCGGTCACTTCAGCTACGGCGTTGCCAAGGCCGAAGCCCGCGGTGCCTACCGGATGGCGACTGCCTGATAAGTGACGTGAAAATCGTTCCCGGCCGGCGGGCCAAAAACCCGCCGGCCGGGGTAACAAACAACAACCACCCTGTTTTGAAAGGTTTCTCCAAATGGCTTCTTATCGTAGTGATGGCGACAAGCTCGATTACACGCCGGCTTCCGCCGTGGCAGCGGGCGACATCGTTGTCCTGGGCTCCCTCGTGACACTCGCCGACCGGGCGATTGCCGCGAACGAACTCGGTGCGGTGCTGACCAACGGCATCGTGACCGGCCCGTGCGGCACTGGCGCGACCGGTGCTCAAGGCGACGCGATCAAGTGGTATTCGGTCTCTGGCGTGTTTCACGCCACGACCGGCACCAACTGCGGTTACCTCGCCCGTGCCCGTGCTGCTGCCGACACGACCGTGTCGGTGCTCCTCTGGCCGGGTTCGTGATCGACCCCACGCAAGGGGGCGGGTGCGGCCAGCTACCGGCCGTGCCCGCCCCTCTGGCACCTGGTGACTCATGCGTGACGTGATCGCCATCGGCTTGTGGCACCACTGTGAACATGATGCAAGACCTCATAGCAAAGGGCGTGACGTGGTTTGAGGAGCAGCGGAAGCTCCACATGGCCGTGAACGTCGAGTACCGTGCCCTTGGGTCGCTCATTCCATCCGTGGTGCCGGCGACCATCGGCGGGTCGCGGTTTGAGGCTGCCGATGCCGCCGGACAGATCATCCGGTACGAGACCCGCGACTATTTCATCGGCGTATCGGATTGGCCGGACGCCCCGGTGCGTGGTGACCGCATCACCGAGACCGACGCCAGCGGCGTCAAGCGGGTGTACGAAGTCGCGTTGCCGGCTGGTGCCGGCAACCCGTGGCAGTGGGGCGATCGGTCCCAGCGGGTGCGAAGGATTCACACGACCTTTGTGGGAGTGACGGCATGAGCCCTCGAGGATCGTGGCCCCGCGGTGGTGTGCGGACGCGGCTGCCGATTACTTTCTGGAAGAGTGGTGCGGAGTTCACGCCGGCTGAAATCCCCGGCCTCGCCCTCTGGCTTGACGCGAGCGATGCGTCCACGCTGTTCCAAGACGCTGCGGCAACGACGCCCGCCACCGCGACGAGCGACCCGGTGGGCGCATGGCTGGACAAGAGCGGCAACGCGAGGCACGCCACGCAGGCTACGGCGGGGAGTCGGCCGACTCGTAGCGTTGCTATTAACACGCGGTCTGCGGTTTTGCTGGCTAACGGTGCTGTGCAGAGACTGACTGCCAATGGCGTCTACATGGACGCACTAGGGGATAACACAAACAAGAGAATCACAATCCTTGCCACCCTGCAATCGTCAGGCCAATCGCAGCAGAAGTCAATCGGAGAGGTTGACCAAGGTTCTGGATTCGGCTGCTACCACAACATCAGCAACATCGCGTACTTCGACGCTGGTGCTGGCGTTCCCGCATCTAGGGCGCAGGGCGCACTTGCTTCGTCGGTGATTACTGGAGGGGCGGTATTCATCGGCCGTCGCGACGGCGGTGCTGTAGATCAGTGGTACAACGGCGCTTTGATTGCCGGGAGCCTAACGTCAGCGACGGGTTCGCTAAGAACGGCTGGAGACAATCCATTCTCGGTCAAGGCCGTGAACTCTGGGAGCCTCGCATACGGTGAAGTGCTGGTCTACAACCGCGCTCTCACCAGCGCAGAACGTCAGCGTGCGGAACGCTACTTGGCGAGCCGCTGGGGCATCACCCTCGCCCCGCAAGTCAGCAACGCCGACGCGCAAGATTGGATCAACAGGGTCTATGCCAACGGCGGCCAAGTGAGTGCCAGCACGGCGGCGGCGGTGAATACCCTGTGCGACTCACTGGACGCGGCATCGCTACGCGACCGCTTCTACCGGCTCAACTTGTTCTGCGGATCAAATCTCAACGCCGCACTGGTGCCGCTCTACCTGACGCCTGACAAGACGGTCACTAACCTGTTCCAGTTTGGGACAGACCAGACCAACGCGGCGTGGCTTCCTGGCGGGAATGGGTCGATTACTCGCACGGCAACCACTGAAGTCGGGCCGCTTGGATACGGATACGCGACGAAACTCACAACACCGTCAGCCCCGTTTGATATTCGTCAGATGCAACAGCAGATGCCACTTGATG